TTTGTTTGTGCTGTTCCAGGCAATGCGAATGCTGGGAAAGGCAGTGTCACCTCGAATAAATTCGGGCGGGCACCGTCTCCCTGCATTTGAGAGCGGAATTCATTAATGTTAAAAGCCATTTAAGTTTCTCCTATCTCTCTATTTATTAAACTCTACCAACAACTTCTTCAAAAGAAACTCCAGTGCGTACAGCAACAAAGTTCAATTGGATAAAGTTAATGGAACGAGCAGGTTTAATGTAGATATCGCCAACGAATTGGTTTTGGTCAATAACTTCGCCGGTGTTATTTGTATTGTCACACACAACACGGAAGTCATAGATACCACGGCGACCTTGTACATCACGCAAATATGGTTCAACCAAGTTTACAAATGCGGCACGTGTGAATTCATCGTTAAATTCGAATAGAGATGAACGAGCAGCCTTAGCGATTGATTTTTCCAATACGATAAACAATCTACGAACGTTGATACGGTCGAATGCAGATGGACGATTCAACAATGTTTTGTCGCCATACAAGATTGTACCTTCGCCTGGGAATGTAACAACAGGATTAACACCTTGTTTATACAATGTATCACGTTCAGCCTTAGTTGGATTCCAAGCAAGTTTAATAACATTCTTGATAACACCGCGTTGTAGACCAGCAGGAGAGAACCATGGATCACGTTCAACGTCTGTGCGAACACATAGACCAGCAGTATCGCCGTTCAATGGAACCCAAAGATATGTGTCACGGTATTTGTCATACTGATATTTCCAACCTGAATCCATAACTGCATATGAAGACTTGGTGTAAGTTGCGGCAGTAGTACCGATATCTGTTGCTTCGCTACCAATGTTGTTAACAACATCCGCTTTAGCAGGTGATACAAATACCAAACAGTCTTTACGTGTTTCTGCCAAAGCAATCAAAGCATTAGGAATTGTAGCATCAGCAGTTGGACCAGAAATCAACAATGAAACGTCAACCGAATCTGCATTAGCAAATAAGTTGAAACCAGTCACTGTGTTTGCGGCAACAGGAGATGCGTCAACACCACCAGACAATGTTGCAGTTGTGTTTGCTGCCAAAACTGTATAAGCGACTGCGCCAGTAGCGGCAGTGCCCCAGTTAGCGGCTTGATGACCTGTAGACCAAACATACTTAGAACGTTGATTTAAAACGTCTTTGTAATAGTTGCTTGAGCCATCAGAGTTTTTGGCATCACTTGCTTTGGATGCGTAGCCATATTTTTCTAAAACTGTACCGGCAGTACCAGAGATTTTGCCTGTAGCGTCAACAACGACAATGTGAACTTCATCATTAGATGATGAACGGTCAGATGCATATGTTGATGTTGCTGGAGCAGAATCAAAGTTTGATGCATATGTCCAGGTTGCATATGTGTTAGCGTCAGCCAAAGAAACTTTAACGCTATTACCTAATTCGCCTGCATATTTTGCTGTGAAAGCAATAGCAGAATTTGAACTGTAGTTGCTATCGTAGTCTGTACGATTTTTGATTAACTGTGCTGAACCACTAGAAACTGCGTTTTTAGCGGCTGCACCAACTGAACGAACAACACGCAAATCGCTACCATATGATAGAAAGTTTGCTGCCGAAAAAAATGTTTCTGCTGTGTTTGAATCAGGTTTACCAAACTTGTCTGCTAGTTGTAGTTCATTGTTGATGATTGTGATTTCTTCAACAGGACCCCATGCGAACCCACCGGCAATGCCACCTACAGTAGTTGCAACAGAGGGAACAACTGTTGTCAAATCTACTTCGGAGATGTTTACTCCTGGTGATAATTGAAAAGCCATATTATGTTCTCCTTATTATTTTTATAGAACTTATCTCATGTATTGTATTTATGATTTTAGAAAGTTGAAGGCATATACCCTCTGTCTCTGACTGAGGTCCATAAATCCGTGCCATCAAACTCTTTTTCTTCCTGTAAACCGTCTGCCAACTCGCCGATAGGAAGCATTTCCTCGTCCTGTTGGAGGTTTCTTTCGTCCAGCAGGCGCTGGCGAACGTCAGAATTTGTAATTTCTTTGAAATAACTTTGTGCAGTTAGCCAAGAAAAAAGTACCAAAGTCATAACAATGTCGTCATTGTTACCTTCTTCGGCTTTGTAAGTGTCTTTATCTCTTACAAATGTATTTAGTTCCGCAATTGTGTCAAAATCATTAGTAATTAATTTGTCTGTTTCAATCAGCGTCTTTAAGTTAGCACATCCAATCTTTTTAACTGTCTTGGAAGTTTTAACGCCGTATGATGCACCTTTCTTGAATCCAGATGAAATGTGCTGACCTTTAACATCATGGCTCTCAATACGGAAAATATTCTCATATTCCAGGTCATAGTGTAGAATGTCTACGACTTGACCACCAACGCTGTTTGTTTCAACCAGAACCCAGGCACGATTGTATCTGTTGGCGATGTTATAAACAAAAGTTGGAAATACCAATGGTGATAGTTTATTGTCTCTGAACTTGGCAACATGTCTATATGGGATCTCAGTGACGTCCAGAATAGACACTACAGAATAGTCCAGACTTACACCCTCAGCACAATCTACCACGGCGATGTATGTGTGTCCAGGCTTAGGTGCTTCATAGATATCCATATGCTCTTCTTTGGCGTTTGGATTCAGGAAGGTCAACATCTTCAACTTGGAACCAGGAATCAATGTTGCTGACGAACCAATAAACTCCGTCTCAAATTCTTGTCGGAACTGTTCTTCACTGGTGTTTCTAATCGTTTCATCCCTCCACGCCGCATCACGACCTGGTACCATAGACCAATGAACTTCAAACGGAACATATGTTGAACGTTTCTCGACCGCATCCATCCACATTCGATAAAATTGATTTAGTCCATGTGGAGTAGATACAATAATAACTTTGGTAGTTTTACCAGAAGAGATAACAGGATAGGTAGAAGTAAAGAACTCTTCTGCCATGTTGTGTGGAACGAACGCAAATTCGTCCAAGAAAATTAAGTTATATGATCCACCACGAACACCGCTGGCACTGGTAGCATACGCTGAAATTTCTGAACCATTCTCTACTGAGATATTACCTTTGTTCCACTCAATGATGCCTTGTTGCATCCAAAGTGGAAGATATTCATATGCGTATTTGATACGACCGAGAATGTCACGTGCTAAATCACCTTTGTTGGCAAGAATAGCAATCTTATAGTCGTCTTGGAATAAAATAGCCCAAAGCATATAGCCTGCGGCGGTGGTAGTTTTACCAACCTGTCGAGGCATCTTTGCAATAGAGAAGCGATTAAGATGAAAACCTTTGACCATTTCCTCTTGAAAAGGCCACATCTCGAAAGGAACGAGACCTGAGTCCACGTTCACAATCTTCATGTAATTTTTAATAAAATAAACAGGGTCTTTTATACATTTGGTAATCTCAATTAACTGTTCGTGTGTATAATCAATCTTAACACCAACACGTTTGAGTTTCGAGTTACCTTGATACCCACCATAATCAGCCATTTATTTACTTAATAATACTCTTCAACATCCAAGCATGTTTCTGGTGTTGGTCAAGCAAGTCTTGTAGAAAGTTTGAAATCGCTGGTTCACCTGCTTCATCAGCCGCTTTGATGCCAGCACGTAGGTGATAAATGAATCTTTCGTTATCTCTTTGAAGAATAGAAAACATTGCGATAGGACCTGGAATGATAGTTTCATCATCAATGTCTGATAATTCAATCAATCTTCCGAGTGATGTTGGAGCATATGCACCAAGCATACGAATCTTTTCCGCAATCAAATCTGTATTTGCGAATACTGCTGTGTAGAATGCACCCAAGAATGCATGGTAATCATTAAAGTTTGCACCTTCAACGTTCCAGTGAAATGAATGCGACTTTGCATATAGACCAAAGTTGGTACCAAGAATAGTACGCATTTGTTGAATTAGTTGTTCCATGTTTATCCTAATTGTTTTATTTGTTTAATTAAATCTGCCGTAGAGCCAACGAATACCGCTTTGTCTACATTTACTGTTGTTTGTGGTACCGCTTCTGGTGACAACTCTTTACGTGTTTTTTGGAGTGCAAGCAAGTCCTTGTTCATATCACCAAGTTGCTTAATCATGTTTGATGCAACCTCAAATGCTCTTGGATGGTCAGTTGCATCGGCAACCAACAAAATCTTATCGACAGCCTTGCTTCCTTTTTGTAGAAGTTCACGCATATTTTTACGTGCAAACTCAAAGTCTGCTTCAGGTGAAGTGTCTTCTGGCACCATTAATGTGTTTGGTGAAATAACTTCTTCTGCTGGAATATTTTCGATTCCAAAAATGTCTGATAAGTTTGTATGTGTTACTGTGGTGTCGTTCATAGTGTATCCGGAAATTCAGTAATTGTTTCTATGAATCCAAAATGGTCTGTGGCATTAGCGGTCACTGGATCCGATGTTGTGATAACTGCAACAGACTTAATTGGATTCAAGTCAACGGTATTTATAGTATAATAAGCATTCGAATAATCACCGATGATAACATCATTCTCTTCCAATAATTCGTTTAGGTCAGTTACAACCAATGTGCCTGTACTATTGTTTGCAAAATATGCAACGGTTCCAGTCTTGCCTTTTGATTGTTCCCTAACAACTTCACCAGTCACAAATACTCCTGCTCCATTAGCAGAATCAACATATACTGTTTGTGACAACGTATCACGTTTGTCTTGGTAAATATTTGTGTTTGCACTTTCAATCAAACCAGCAGTAGCAACTGGTGGGAAGATATATCCTTTAGCG